AACGGCATTACCAATTCTTAAAATCTCATTCTTAAATACAGTAGACTCTTCTACATTTGACATCTCAGCAATGTAATCAGACATAGCTGTATTAAATGCTTCTGGGCTTCTTCTGTTCTGAAGCGCGAGTTCTTTAGATTTGTCCTCAATCTCTGTCGCAATCTCTTGCTCAAAACGAGAAAGCAAAACACTTTGATAAGCTTTTAAAGCATAGCGACCCATTCCTTTTGGACCATCATATGCTGCTGGCCTTCCAGTTTCGGGATCAAGTGCTGTTATTTCAGAAGCTTCTAAGGCTTGAGCAGAATCAATGCCAGCTTCTTTTGCATCCTCTACGCTTTTACGAAACAAGTATTGCTGCGCTTGATTAGCACTTCTTGCAACTTGCTCACCTATAATCTGACCAGCTGAAGATGATCGAGCCACACCAATAGGTCCAACTTTAAATTGTCTAGCTTCTCTAATAACGGCCATTTTTTTATCCTACGGTCTAGTGTCTTTAAAATCAGCAGTTGCTTGAGCTATTGTGGTAAATGCAGAAATAGTTGCAGACTGTCTTCTGGCCCTACCTTCTATTCTTGTAGTAGTCGCTTGCTGTTGCAGTTTCATTTGCTCAAAGAAACCCATTAAATCAGATCTTTGCGTATCTTGAAGTGCAACTTGTTTTTGACGATTTAAAAAAGCAGATACTGATTTATCAGATTGAACATCTCTACCCATTGCAGAGAATGCAGCTATATTTGCTTTTGTATTGTACCTATATTGCTCAAGCCTATCACTATGACGTTGTAAGGTTTCGGTCTTAGCTAATCCTTTTTGAGTTTCTATATTAAAAGCATCAAGCCTTGCCGATTCCTCTGCTGCTCTACCAGCTGCAATCATACCAGCTGCACCAACTCCTGCTGCAATTAATTGCCACATTAAACTACTAGCTCCGCTACTAATCCATTAACCTGCAATGGTAATGGGTGATCTTGTTCTATTGTTATCTGCGCTGTTCGGTTATACCCCAACAGGCGAAACTCTTTCTTGCCGCTAAACGCTGACGTTGTAACCAATGGTCTTGAATTAACCTTAGCTGATCTAGTGTCTTTAAAATCAACTACAATGTTAGTCAGCCCTCTAATCTCACCAGTCGCAGGACCATTGCCCATCGAAGCATCAATAGGATTGGTAATAATCTTAGAAGTAAACGCAGACCCAATGTAAGCTGTAGTATAGTTAAACGCTGAGTAAGCAGACAGATCAATTACATTCCCAGATATAGTAAACGTACCCAAATGAGAAAGCTGTGTATCATCAGCATCTTTAGCCAGCACAGTTACCGTATCTCCGTTGCCCCAAGGCTGACCAGCTATACTACTTAGATCAACCTCATTGCTAACAATAGATCTCTCTCTCCAGCCATCTAATCCAATCTCAAAGTCTGTCGTATTCTCAAAGCTACCATAATAATAGTTGCCATCAGAGTCTTTGATCGTAGCATAGATAACATTGCCTAGTGCAGTCACAGCATCAAACGATCCAAAGTCGCTAGAGATCTTTGTCCAAGACGCCCTCTTCTCAGCCCTGTTTGAGTTAAACAAAGCTATTGTTCCGTCAGTCATAACAAAGGCAGCATAGCTTTCAGATGTATTAAAGCTTGAGTTCGATACCGCCATATCTATTGGAGTATTAATTAAATGACTAGCAATTGTTGAGATAGCAGTAGAAGTATAAGCGCTCTCATTGTCAGTAAACAAATACTCCCTAACCGTCCTACCACCACGTTCTACAAACAAAGTCGCACCGTCTATCGGAGTGGGAGTTACAAACTCACACCCGTATGGTGTTTGCTTTCGTATCTGTAGATTAGTTGGAGTAAGCGGTTGGTTCTGAAATGTAGGTATGTAAAGCTCTGCTGACCCAGTAAAGATCTGCAAGTCACGGTTAGAAACCAAATACCTAATTGGGTTTATTTCCCCAAGTGCAGCAGTAACTTGTATTGCATCATCATCAGCAGCATCGCCAACATCAAAGTTAAAGAAGCTGCCAATCTTACTAAAGTAAATAGAATCTGGCTCTGACAGTGTGCCAGCAAATACTAATCTATTCTGATGAAAGGTAACGGCTGCTGGATAGCCACGAACAGCAGACCAAGACTGTTCATCAAAATTAGGACTAGGCGCATGAGAGGAAATTTCTACGCTACCACCACCATCTTCTGAAAGATTTGCACTAGATCCAGCAGTAAAGCTATAAGTATTTTCATCTATAATATCAGAATCAATTGTTCTTGATCCATTTATGTTATTAGCATTTATACCGCCAACAGCTACTGCATTAGAAATAACAATAGCTTCACCACCTTGAAAGCCGTGATTAATATGTGTAACTTCAACTGTTGCGCTGCCATTAGTAGTTCTTAATGGGTTTGCTACACTTAGTCTTACATCTAAGTTTTCATGCACATTGCCAGTAGCTTGCGTAGAAGACTGAACACTGGTGATTGTTATTTCATCTCCATGGTATCTTATAATTGTACCAACATGCTTTGAGTTTAAATAATCACCACCTGTTTGCGAGCCTGTGGTATCAAAGTAAGCAGCACTTGTTGTAAGAGTAATTCCATTGCCGCTAGTAGCGCTAGGATCAAGCGTAACGCCGCTATCTTGAAACGTAGAATAAGGCTGAAAGGTAACTTTGTTGTCTGCTCTTTGACTAAACGATAATACACTGACCTCAAAGTCAAACTGTCCACTTTGAGTAGTGCTTGCTTTTCTTGTTAGGATTCTAGGCGCAAACTTATTATGGCAAATAATAACAATGTCGCCGTATCTAGTAATGTTGTACTCATGCAAGTCATCTTCATCAAACGGAAGCGCGTTGCTATCAACATCTTGAGTAAGTATCTGAGCGCCAAGTAAAGTTGAAGTAAATGGAAAAGCTATATAGCCATCTCCAATACCAATAACATATCTATTAGTATCATCACTCAAGCTATTAGAAGCTGTAATAGGCTCACCAGTTACCCAAGAAAAAAGCCTAATCTTTTTATTTGCAGCAGCGCCGGTAACAAAGTTGGCATTTTTTCCATACTTAAAACCATGCCTTCTCTTAACGCCGCCCTCAGGAAGAACGATCATATTCTGTAGGCTTTGAGCAGACGCAGAGTAAACAGCAGAATCAGTCCTCATTAAAAGAGAATCACTGATTTCACCATACTGAAAGCTGTTAATGGGTACTCTGACTTTCTGCATTAACTTCGCCTTTCAGCAATAAACCTCGATGTGTTTAGCTTTTTAGTTGTTTGCTGTTGTGAATCCAGCCTTCTAGCTCTCATCATATGAAACTGCGCTCGCTCATCCATCATCTGAGCAAGCTGTGAATCCCTAGCAACAGAAACGGCAAGTATGCCAGCCATCATATATTCTACAGCAATAGTAAAAAACGGAGGCCAGTCAGCTTCACTAGCCCTAAATGTATGATCGCAGATTAAAGTGTCTGTAGCGACTGCATCGCAGTAAGCCATGTCTGCATAAATATCGTACTTAATTGGATACTCATTAACAGTTATAGCATGAACCATTAGTGATGTGGACGGTATTTGATAAGCCGCATCCCAGCGCCCATCGGGAACAGCAGCAAGTCGCACCAGTGTACTTTGAGTAGTCGCAAAGCCCCACCGCATACTGGTAAGCGCAGCAGTAGCAGTATCTTCATACATTGCATCTACGACAGCAGACTCAGCAGTGCCATCCGTAAACGATTGAATCTCGCTGCCTCCCATAAGAACGGAAGCGCGAGAGCATACTTTAATAGAAGTGTTGGCTACATCTGGCATAGTAGTATGGGGGCCGAAGCCCCCATCCCCTTAGTTGTTATCAAGAACTTCAAAGACACCATCGTCATCAATGACAACAGCACCCATAGACATCATTGATGTTGCCAAGTGTGAAACCTTCTGTGCCACATAGTTTACTTCGGTTTGAACGTCAGCATTAATGCCAAGCCCAACCGCAGAAGTATGGTACGCAAAGTTTTTCCCACCAGCTACAGCAGATGTTGAGAAGATCTTAAAGCCTAAGAACTCTTTCATTGTCATCCCGCCTGCATATGGCAGGTTTTGTGGGCCAACATAATCAGAGCTTGCAAACTCGTTGATAGCAAACAAATCAGCAAAACCAGCAGGTGACATTGCCAAGTAGCGCTGTCCGTCTTCTGGAATATCTTCTGCGCCAAATGTTGAGAACAAGCTTAACAAGTCAGCTTTTTCAAGAGCAGAGCCAGTGTCATGGATTTGAGTAGAGTTAGCACCCGCGTCCATTGCTGTGATCAAGATCTCGTCAGTCTTACGACCAAGAGCAGCAGCAGCAGATTGCGCTACAGCTTGACGCTCATTAATGTTGATCTTTAACTCGTCCAGCTTGTCAATGTACTCTGGTGCATAGAAGTCAGCCATAGTGGCTTCGACATTTGTGTGCACAAGTTCCATTGCAGTTACATCGCCGTTACGCGCTTTAGTGTTTGCAGCGCCTTTTCCAATTACTTGGAATCGAGCAACCGAGCCAGACACATTGCTTGAGCGAACTGTGTTCCGTAGTTTGGAACCCATACGCTGATAAGCCATGTGAACTTCTGTCTCGAACTGCTTGATAAAGGCTTGGTCAATAGTATTAGCCATTTTTCAGTCCTATTATGAAGTTACAGTTGCCAACGGGTGTCCGCTTTTCTACGTCAACAAGGGTATCCTCTCGGGCCTTTCAGTGTATTACGGGCCGTAATG